CAATTATTTTTTCCAATATTTTATGCATACAGTGTTTTATATCCACTACAAGAGCGAATTTTTCTGATTTTGGATATTGCGCAAGTGCTGTATATCCATATTCCATCATTTCAAACGCCTTTTGCAATATAATGAGATCCTCCATTAGTAACCTCCGACAGACCGACTTCTTTTCGATATTATCATATTTTAATCTTTTTCATCTTAAATAGTTATTTTTTATCGGATTCCGTTATTATACTATGTCCTCTACCACTACCCTCCCACTATCGTGGGAGGGCCAGAACACAGCGTGTCAGATTACAGATCTACAAAAGCGGAGCGGAAGCCGACACTGGAGCCGGAGCTGGAACGGGGATAGCTCAAATTGACGGTGAAAACGCCGGCGCTGGAGCCATGGCTCCACCCGCCCCCGCAGAACGGCAACCGCTCTCCTCTGGTATTCAGCCAGTGGTAATCTCCGCCATAATCTCCGCCTGGTTCATCCGGATACAATAACAGTGCTTTTGCAATCTCCGGAGCAGCACTCAGTCCTGATGCGAGAGTCATATCCTTATACTGACAGCCGTTGCCCTGATCTGTCGTATAAGTAATTGCGCCTTTTGTAAGCTGAATTTTACCTGACACCCAATCCCATTTAAGAGTGTCTGCGCTTCCAGGCTCAACCAACGTTCCGTCCGCTTTGATAGCTTTCCACTCCGTAGATTGTGCCCCCATGTTGGTTTCTGCTAACATGCTATTGGCATATGGGATAATTTGAATCTCCCCATCTTTTACTCTCTTACCGGCACACCACTCCCATACGTTTCCATTCAGATCAGCCATTCCGTCCGGCATCCAGTTATGATTCCATGTGTCCGGTCCAGAACCGGTAGCGCATCTCGCTGGTTCTCCCTTATGACTTTCGCTCGTTTCATAAGTTGTTGGAATCCCTTTTTCATGAGGATAAGAACTATCCTTTCCCCAATAGTTATTTCCTCTAGGCATGGTGCCATTCTTCCGGCACCATAATGCAATCGCACACCAGACTGAATACGGAACCAAGCTCCATCCCTTTCCTTTGTTGCGGCAAAATGTAAGTGCCTGATCGAAATTCACATAGGTCTTCGGATCACGCATAGGCAGACTGTATGCACGGTCATTCAAAACAATACTCTGATACTTGCCGACATAAATCTTATCCTTATCTACCCCGCCGACTTTGAAACCAGGGTGTACATTCTGGCTTCCGCCATCCATGATGTCCGAAATATTCATCTTCGGAAACGGAACCATGACAGAGGGCATTTCCATATCATCAAAAAGGACGGTATTCTTACCACCCGACATCGCTTCAATCGCTAATTTAAAATCATCAAAGTTTGGCATATTCTCTTAAC